AGCGATTTGGTTTTATCAGCAGTATGGTAGTGAGATAAGGTTTATAGATTTCTACATGGAGAAAGATAAGGGATTGGAGCATTACATTAAGGTAGTTAAGGACAAACCTTATGTATATGGTAAGCACTATGCTCCACATGACATTGGGGTTCGTGAATACTCGGCAAGTAATTCTGGAGGTGTGAGAGGTGGATTAAGGACTAGGCAAATGATTGCTAAGGACTTGGGCATTGCTTTTAAGAAATTAAACAGAGTAAGTATGGATGATGGTATTGAACACGCTAGGTCTTGTTTGTATCGCAGTTACTTTGACCAGAAGAAGTGCGAGAAGGGGCTAGACTGTCTTGATTCGTATGGTAGAGATTGGGATGATATGGCAGGAACGTATAGAGACAATGAAAAGCGTAATTGGGCAACTGACGCTGGAGCAGCATTTAGGTATGCCTGTCAGAGTGCAACTAGGTATCGAGATGATAATACGGAGAGAAAGAGACAGACAAAAGTAAAGCAAGTGTATGAATATCTACATTGACAATTAAGTATTTGCGAATAATAGTTAGTTATTATGGAAGATGTAGCAATTATAGATGGACGTGCGATGACTCGGACGCAATACAATAACTGGGTGTCTCACTTAGGTCGTAGACAATCCTATGCTCCAGCATTTAATCCAATACAAGCACCCACACCACCACCACCCGCACCTAGCTACACTCCACCCAGTCAACCACAACAGACTTATAGTCCTCCTTCTGCACCTACAGTAGCGAGTGTTAGTGCTACGAATGAAACGAGGGAGAAGGCGAAAGCTAAGAGTGGGCAAGCTAAGACATTGCTATCAGGATATGGTGGTATGACAAGAGCGAGAAGGTCTAGTACAGAAACCCAAGCTAGATCTAAACTTGGATTAACTGAGACAACTAAGAAGAGTTTATTAGGTTCAGCAGGATAATAGGTAATATATTATGAATATTGATGCATTAATTCAAATGGCGATAGGGGCTGCAATGTCAGCAATGCCACAAAAGCCTACGCCAGCACCCACTCCACCTGCATATACACCACCTAGCCAACCGCAAGCTCAACCGCAAATTCAACAACCTCCTAGTGTAGCGAGTGTTAGTACTGCTAATGAGACTAGAAAGAAAGCTAAATCTAAGAGTGGCAAAGCTAAAACATTATTATCTGATTATGGTAGCATGACAAGGACAAGAAGATCAACAACTGATGCAAAGGCTTTAACTGCAGTTGGATTAACTAAAACAACTAAAAAGAGTTTACTAGGGTCAGTAGGATGAGAAAAATAGAGTTCCTCCACAGGGAGACAGGCGATCTTAAAGGGGATCGTGATTTATGGAATCAAGACCTACAGGATGTTGTTAGGTTTATACGCCCTGGAACATCTGACTTCTTGAGGGAACTCACTAGGGGAGAGAGTAGGCACGCAGAGATATATGATGGAACTGCGTTGTGGGCATTGGAGCAATTCGCAGCAGGGATACATTCCTTTAATACCAGTCCTACAGATAGATGGTTTGGGTTAGCTGTTGATGATCAAGAGTTAATGAATGATGAGGAAGTTCGAGAGTGGTTAGAGAAAGTCTCGGACATTATGTTTAAGGAGTATGGGAAACCCGATGTAGGATTTAATCAGTCCATGCATGAGTGTTACCTAGACTTAGGATCACTAGGAACTTCTGTGGTTTATCAAGAGTATGATTCTGACAGGAACCACATTGTATTTAGAACCTTCCCACTCGCTAGTTGTTATATCAGAGAGAACTTCATGGGTCACGTAGATACTTTGTATCGTGAGATGGAGATGACAGTAAGACAAATCTCTCAGAAGTTTCCAGACTCTAATAGATTTGAGAAGCTAAAACAGAAGCGACCCAATGACAAACTCAAGATTGTTCATGCAGTATTTCCTTCTGGCGATAATATCAGTAACATTATCGAGGGTGGATTTAAGCATAAGACAAACAAGAAGTTTGTAAGTTATTGGTTCTGTAAGGAGTTAGATGATGGACATGAAGCAGAGGGTGGTATCCTATCTCAAGGAGGATTTGATGAGTTTCCTTTTCACGTGCCAAGGTGGACTAAACTTGCTGGGGAAATCTATGGGCGTAGTCCTGGTAGGACTGCTCTGCATGATGTTAGGATGCTTAACTCTATGGCACGTACTATTATCCAAAAGGCTGAACAGGTAGTTAATCCATCTGTAGAGATTGAGGATGATTCTGTCATTGGTGACATTGCCACAGGTGCAGGTGCTATCATTTGGAAGGAACCAGGATCTGCTCCTATCACTCCTATTAATTCTGGTGCAAGACTAGACATTGGTATGGACATCATGGCAAGCTATAAGGATCAAGTTCTTAAAGCATTTCACGTAGATTGGCTATTGCGTCAACGGAAGAATGAGAGACAGACTGCATTTGAAGTATCTGACGAAAGAGATGAGAAACTAAGAATGATGTCTCCTATGTTGGGCAGACTACAAGTAGAGTTGTATGGTCCACTAATCAAGAGAACCTACAGACTACTAGGGGATAATGGAGTGTTTCCAGATGCACCACCACAGATTGCGGAGGCAGGTGTGAGTCTCGATATTTACTATACCTCTCCTGCTGCTAGAGCACAGAAGAGTAATAAGGCATTGAGTGTTCGTAAGTTTATTGAAGAACTAGGGCTACTTGCTCAACTTAATCCAGATGCTATTGACATATTAGACGTGGATGAAACTGCATTGGCTATGGCTCAATGGGGTGATATTTCCACTAGAGCTACAAGAACACCAGAACAAATCATGGAAGTTCGTAGTGCTAGAGCAGCAAACCAAGCTAGACAGCAACAAGCAGAGAACGCTCCATTAGAAGCGGATGCTGTGAAGAAAATGGCTGAGGCTAGGAATATTTCTGCACAAACTTTAGTATGACCATAAAAGAACGAGCAGACATCCTCATCGAAAACGGTGAGAAGATAAAAGCATTCAAGCGAATCTTCAAAGGGAGAAATGGTAAACTAGCCATGTCTTTACTTGAAGATATATGCTTTTATAACAAATCCACCTACGTTAAGCATGACCCACAAGGGACTGCTCTTAATGAAGGTTGCAGACAAGTCCTTCTGAAAGTGAATGAATTTATATCTATGGATGATGCAGAAATAGATAAAAGAACAGAAGATAAATTAAAAATGATTAAACAAATAGGATAGTAGTATGAGCGAAGAACCAGTAGTAGAAGCAGTAGCAGAACCAGTAGCACAACCCACACAAGCAGAGCCGAACTTAATGTCTCAGGCTAAAGCTAGTGTAAGTAGTGAACTTGATTGGATGAAGGGAATAGATGAACAGTTCCTTGCTAGTCAATCAGTTACTTCTGCTAAGACACCTAATGACTTAGCAAAACAAGTATTTAACTTAGAGAAGGTAATCGGTAAGCCTAGACTCCCTATGCCAGAAGAAACTTGGGGAGAGAATGAATACAATGAGTTCTACCAAAAACTAGGTAGACCAGAATCTCCAGATGCTTATAAGCTAGAGGGACTACCACCAGAAGTAGCATTTTCAGATGATGAGAAGAAACAACTCCTCACATCACTACACCAGAGTGGATTAAATAACAAGCAAGCTAATAGCGTCATGAAGGCTATTGCGGAGAGAGAACTTAATCTTAGCAAGTCTGTAGAGAATAAGTTCCAAGAGTCTGAGATGAACGCTAAAGCCACACTAGAGAAAGAGTGGGGTGATAAGTTTGAACATAACCTTAGACTAGCATCTTCCACTTTAAACCAATTAACAGATCCCGATACAGCTTCTCAGTTGGAACAAATGGCAGGGAATAATCCTGCGTTCATTAAGCTACTAGCGGAAGTTGGAAATAAGTTCATGCGTGAGGACTCAGCATTCAAAGGTCAATTACAATCCAATAGCTTTACTTCTCCTGTAGCAGCTAGAGGGGAGATTGAACAACTTAAAGCAGACCCACTATTTATTAAGCAACTAATGACCAAGGAAGATCCTGGACATAAGCTAGCTCAAGAGAAGTGGACTAATCTACATAAGCAAGCATACCAATAAATTTTATTTATTGGGGAGTAAATAAGGTGATGGTTGAAAAACTGTCACCTTTTTTTATTGACTAACAACAATATACGAATAACAGTTAATATTAAGACTTGTCCCTTTTAATTAGGGGAACGTTAAGGATGTCCTTATTGGGGGTAGCTTCCTGTTCCATAAGTGGGATAGCAAGACGATAAACTAATAATTTAATCAAACAATAAGGATATAAAATGAGTTCACAGGTAACAACTGCATTCGCTCAACAGTATTCAGCTAACGTAGAATTACAATTCCAACAGATGGGATCTCGCTTACGTAAATACGTAACAGAAGATCCAATGGGTGCGGAATACAAATACTTCGATAGAATCGGAACTGTTTCAGCAAAACTAAAAGGAGCAAGACACGCTGACGTTCAGTATAGCGACACTCCACACAGCAGACGTAGAATCACTTTCGAGGATTTCTATCATGCTGATATGATCGACAAAGAAGATAAACTTCGTATGTTGATTGATCCAACTTCTGAGTATGTATCTACAGCCGTAGCTGCACTTGGACGTCAAATGGATGAAATCATCTTGGACGCTGCACTAGGAACAGCATATAGTGGTAAGACTGGTTCTACTTCTGTATCATTCCCAGCAGCACAACAAATCGCTGTTAATTATGTAGAGTCTGGTTCAGCAGCAGATAGTAACCTAACAATCGGTAAACTACGTAGAGCGTTAAGTTTATTGGAATCTAATGAAGCTATCATGGAAGGTGAGCCATTGGTTTGCGTATTAAATGCAAACGCAAAGCAAGCACTTCTACGTAGCACAGAAATGACTTCTAGTGATTTCAATACAGTTAAAGCTCTTGTAAATGGAGAACTTAATACTTTCTTAGGTATGGAGTTCTGTAGAACTGAATTGGTTCGTCAAGATGGAAGTTCTTATAACCGTATCATTGTTATGCCAAAGTCTGCCCTTAAAATGGCAATCGCTCAAGACATCTCAGCGAAGGTTGATTCCATCCCTCACAAGTTCCACAACTACCAAGTTCTCGTAGAGATGTCCGTAGGGGCTACTCGTATGTGGGAAGAAAAAGTTGTAGAAATCAAATGTGACCCAACCAAGTAAAATTAGGAGGTAAAATATTATGGCATCTACAAAAGCAGAAAATATCACACTTCTTGACGCTACACCTCGTATCTCTATGGAGACAGGTAGCGTTCATGGCAAAGTCAGAACATTCATCGATACTGTTGCTGTTACAGCAGGAGACTTCGATGCAGATGGAGATTACGTTGTTCTAGCAGAAGTTCCTTCTAATGCAAAGATCTTGAGCATTAAGTTGTTCAATGATGACTTGGATTCTGGAACTGATACTGCACCAAACATCGGTATCTACAATGGACCAACTAAGTTCACTTCTTCTACTCCAACTACTTATGCAGCAGGTGGAATCGTTGACGAAGATTGTTACGCAACTGCTATTGCTACATTCCAAACTGCTAACACTACTGGTGTTGAAGTGGCGTTTGAAGCAAGAAACATTAATGCGATTAACAACTACGTTTGGGAAGATGCTGGACTACCAGAAGATCCAGGTGTTCAACTACGTATCGTTGCTACTCAAACAGCAACTGTAGCAGGTGCAACAACTGGTGACATCTCTATCATCGTAGAGTATGTTTCTGAATAACATTTCCTATTAAGGAAAATCATACTACTATGTTAATCTGGGGTGGGATATTGCTTGTCTCACCCCTTTTTTTATATAAGGTTATAATATGGCAAATGAAACAAGTATAGCCAATGGAGCATTGGTTAAGTTAGGACAACAGCTAATTACTAGCATTAATGACTCATCTTCCAACGCAGCTAATATTTGTAAGGAAAGAATTTCAAATGCTAAAGAAGTAGTTCTTACTTCATTCCCTTTCAATGGGGCAGTATCAAGAGTAACACTAGCAGCAGATGTAGGGACACCTGCTTATGACTACTCAAACCAATTTACATTACCCTCAGACTGTTTACGATTAATAACAGTAGAACCTGCATTTGCAGACACAGATTACGCACTAGAAGGACGAAAGATCCTATTCTCTGGTGACACTTTAGAAATTATTTACATCAAGAATATCACAGACTACAATGAACTAGACCCTCTAGTGAATGAGTCTATATCTTGCTACCTAGCTTACGACATTGCTTACCTCATAACAAATGACAATCAAACAACTGAACGTATGATGCAGATGTATGAGAAAACAATCAAGAAGGCTAAAGCAGCAAACAACAGACAATTAAAGAAACTATCATTCTATGCAGCTAATTGGTCAGATGCTAGATTGGTTGGTGGGTATCCTTCACAATATCCGACTCCTACAACATGAGAATAAAGGTAACTAAGAATTCTTTTGCATCGGGTGAAATCAGTCCACAGTTACGTGGTAGAACTGATATTCAACAATACTCCGATGGCGTAGAACAGCTAAACAACTTCCTTGTGAAACAACAGGGAGGTATAGCTAAAAGAACAGGAACTAGATACCTCGGTGAAGTTCTCGATCAACTCAAAGCCCTAAGACTCCAAAAATTTGTTTACAATACAGAGCAAGCCTATGTTCTGGAATTTAGTGAGTATAAAGTAAGGGTATTAAGAAATGGAGGATTTATTACAGAAGCTGACTCAACTATCACAGGAGCGACCCAAACTAATCCTGTTGTGGTTACGGATAATTCTCATAACTATTCTAATGGGGATGTTATCACTATTAGCGGTATTTCAGGGATGACAGAACTTAATGGCAAGGAATACAAGGTTGCCAATAAGACTGCTAATACCTACGAACTAACCGATATGTTAGGGAATAATATAGATGGAACTTCATACACAGCTTATTCTACTGGTGGGATTAGTGAGAGACATATCATTCTTACCACTCCTTATACTGAGGCACAACTAGAGGGATTATCATTTACACAATCTAATGACGTACTTTATATTGCTTCTGAAAGTCACTTACCTAGAAAGATTAGTAGAACATCAGATACTGAGTGGACTATTGATATTATGTATGCTAAAGATGGTCCTTATGGGGCTGAGAATCTTACAGATACCACTCTAACCCCTGCTGCTACTACAGGAAGTTCAGTCACAGTAACTGCTTCTGTTAGT